AGGACCAAATGTTTGTCCAAGTATGCTACCATTTTTCCATTCATTTAATACAATAGCAATTTGATTTTCTAACTCTTTATTACTACGAATAGATAAATTGCCAGATGCTATTGCAATATCTACTGCATTAGTAGCACTTGCCATTAAATCACTATCATATCTTTTACCACCAAATGTATTTTTTAGCCAATCTTCTATATATTCTGTCCTTCTAGTATAATAACTTTCACCTTCACCAAATATATCTCTAGCAATATTATCAGCTGCATTTTTTTTAGCAGGTTGATTTTCATTTTGACTTCTTAATTCTAGCTCTTGTTCAATAGCATTTTCTGGACTTAGACCTAAATTAATACCTTCAGCAATATTATTCATAGAACGTTTATGTGTTTTTTCCATATAAAAGAATGATCGATTATCACCAGCTTTATTGTTTAAATTATTTAAACGTAATCCTATCCCTGCATTATTAGGGCCAGTTTGTGGTGCAAAAATTTCTAAGAGTTGTACTTTATCTTTATTTTCAAAAGCTGATTCAAGTCTATCATATACTGTTTGTGGTAGTATATTCTGTGTTGCCGCAAAATAGATTGCTACATTATCTTGTACTCCATTTATATTTAACCTATATTCTTCTTCAGAAAAACCTTTACCATAGATCTTTGCATAATCATCTTGTATAGTATCTTCCAACATAAGTATTTCCATATTTTTACGTGTAGCAACATCATTTGCAAATAAACTAATAGGTTGACCTTCTGTATTTTTTATTAAATTTAAGGCAACTTTCTGTCTATCCTTATTTAATTTAGTTTGTGTTTCAGTAAGTGTTGTAACTGTATCATCTAGTTCTGATAGATAATCATTAAATCTTTCTATGGCATCAGAATTATTATTAGCAGTATCAGATAAACTTTTTGCAGTTATTGTTGTACCATCTTGCATAGTATAGTTTGCTATATCACCAGTTATCACAGCTTCTAATCCAACAACATCTGCAAGAAATGATTGTTTTACCTCTATAGGATCATTTGAATTTGGAGCTACTGATAATAATTCAAATAAATTAGCCAAACTTTTTTCTGTATCTATAATCCTATCTAACTCTGAATCTGGTAACAAAGTAGGATTTACTGCTTGGAATTTTTTTAAATCATTTTCATGTTCTTGTATTGCTAGTGCAACATTTTCTTTATCTCCAACTTGATGATACGGCAGAATCTTTTGTCGAAAATCATTTTCTAGATCAGAAAGCAAGTTAGATTGATTTTGTAAATCACTTGCAATTTTTTGTTTCTCTACATTATTATAAGCAGATTGTTTTGCTTTATTAATTGCACCTTCAATGTAAGCTCTTGTATTTGGTGGTAATTCAATACTAGCCATAAATATTCTTGGATCTACTATTTCTAAAAATCTTTCACCATTATCACCAGCTAGTATAGATGATCTTTCTTCTTCATCGATTATACTTTGAAAATCTGTTGCTAATAATTCTAAATGTCTTTTAGTAATTAATTCTTCATAAGCATCTGCTTCTGATTGTGTCTTACCTTTAAAAGTTGGTGGTTTTGTATGCAGTGCAAAAGTTTTAGCTTCACCAGATCTTTTGTCAAAATACTTAACATTTTCTTTTGTAAATGTTGCAAGTTCTGCCGCTTCTTCACCACTTTTTTTACCCAGCTCTTTACTTTCTTTTAGTAACTTTGTTGAAACTGCTTCTGTTATTTGTTCATATGTATTAGCACTTCTACGTAGTGCAGTTGCCATATTGCTAAATCCAGTACCACGATTTACACCTATTTGTGATACATAATCTACTTGTTGTTCGCTTCTTTTAAGGGCCATATTTACTACCTTGGAAATAATTCTTTTAGTGGATCAGCCATACCTAATAAACCTCTAGTAGCTGAACCTATTACATCAGATCTAGCAACTTGTTTTGAGGCTTTTTCACTAAGCTCGGATTGTTGTATTTCTCTTGCTGTACTTAATTGTTTTTCTGCACCCATTAATCCAATAGTCGATGCATCTTTTTTATATGTTTTTTGATTAGCTTTTAATAATGCTCGATAACTTGGCGAATCTAATGCAATACCAGAACCAGCCATTAAAGCTCTATTTTGTGATAGTTCACTAAAATATTTTTGTCTACGTTGATTAAGTTTATTTGTTGTTTCCATTTCTTGTGCAACTTGTTGTTCTCGTAATTGTTGTTGTTGCACTCTAAATCGCATTTGCTCATATGCAGCAGCTTGTTTTTGTGCTTGTATTGACATCAATGTACCAAAACCTTGTGTAAAAGCACTAAGAACAGCAAATATTTGTGGTAACCCAAATCCAAATAACATTAAAAATAAACCTCCGTTGTTATACCCAATACTCTCATTGGTAATGGGACTGACTGCCTAATCTGTAGATTTGGCTCTATGCTATACCCTAATGGATAAATTTCTTTTTTACCAGTAAAACTATCTAATCCATCAGAGGTATTGATACTTGTAGTAGTTAATACCACATCATTACTATTTACAGTAAGATTATACGTAGTCGATAATTCAAGAATAGTTTTTGCAATCTTTCTTGGTAAACCAGTTAACTGTCCTGCTCTACCAGTTGCATCTGGACTAAGAGTATCTATCTCCACTGTGAAGTCTAATCCTATATCTACTGCACTAGCCGCTGTTGTAAAAGATACAACACCACCACTGCTAACAGTGCCAGTACCATAATAGTAAACAGCACTATCTTCATTCGTGCCAGATGTTGCAAATACTGCTTTGCCTATATGTGTTGTCAATCCACTAAATACTTTGCTTGTTACAAACTGTAATGCTACCCCATCTGACTGTGAAGATGCTGTATCGATAACAATAGTATATTCCCCAGACACACCAGTTGCTGTAACAGAGTTAATAGTAAAAGTAGTACCAGTACCACCAAATTGAAAAGTCTCACCGACACTAGGAGCATTAGTAAATCCATCTGCTGTAAATGTTGTAGTAGAGGAGAAAGCACCATTTGTAAGTGGAGTACCATGTGGCTGGTAACTAGCAGATATAGTTTTAGATACAGTATAATCTGTAGGTAAATCAAATGCATGATCGCTAAATTGTTCTAATGAGTATTTATCAACACTATTAATACTTCTTTTAGTAGCAACATATATATCTGAAGTAGTACAACATACTGATGTATAATCCCCATCTGTATTCCACTGCATCCACCCAGCTATCTTCTCATTTCTTTGTGATAAGAATACTGCAATATTACCATCATTATTTACAAGAATATAAAACTGCTCTGTTCGATCTGGTACTGATGTAAGTTTTGCAGAATCTACTGGATCTTTTATAAGATGACTAGATAGTAAGGATATACTATTAGAGCTGTATTCTTCACCAGATTCACTAAACAAATACTCTCTTACAGTCTTACCATTATTCTGTATAAATATAGTTGCATTATCAAACTGTCTTGGCTTTGCTTTTAGTTGTGATCCAAACATAGATTGATTTACAATACGTATATCGGTAGGTGTTACTGGTTGTGATACTGGTGGTCGAAGATAAAACTCACCAGTGCTAGTTAGTATTTGTAAGTTCTTGCCAGATACTAAATGTCTTATTTCATTAATCTGATCTGATGCTATTTGTATTTGTATTGATTCATCATCTTCTGCTGTGCCAACATCAAAGTTAAAGAAGTTAGCAATCTTACTGCCTTGTATTCCATCTGGTAAACCACTTGTTCCACCAAAGTATAATCTTTGTTCATGGAAACAAGCTGTTTGTGGATATCCATTTACATCACATATTACTTGCTCATCCCAACTTCTAGTTGGTGGATGACCTGCTATAAATACATTTACACCACCACCATCAATAGATTCTGTCGCTGTATCTGATGAACCAGCTGTATAAGTAAAATGATTATCATCTGTAACTGTAATAGTAAATGTACCATTTAAGTTACCTTGTGCTAGACCAGCACCATCTGTATCAAATATATCTTCAGCACCACTTATAGTTATAGAAGCACCAGTAGAGAAACCATGCTGTACCATTGTTACCTCTACAAGGCCAGAACCTTGTGTAGTTCGAAAAGGATCTTCATCTAATGGAATCTTTACTTCTCCTTGTAATGTTGCACTTACAGTTGTTGCATTAGTAAAAGCAGTAATAAGTAATTCTACACCATGATAACGAATACGTTTACCTACATAACTAGATGTAAAATAATCAGCTGACGTAACACAAGATACACCAGTTGCACCTTTAGTTGTATTATCTATATCAAGTGTAATAGTTGCATCTGCAAACTTAAAATATGGTTGGAATACTTTCTCACCATTTATGCTACTTGCAAAAGTAAAATCAGAAACAGTAAAGGTAGTAGCACCAGTTCTTTTAATAACTTGGGGATGAAAACCAGAATGTACTACAATCATAGTATCGCCAGTTTGTGTTACATCTAGTTCAAAAAGATGGGAAGTAGTCCAATCACAACTACTTATAGTCTGCAATAATGTGCCATTAGTTGAATATATTTTAAGTACTGTATTTTGAAATGCTAAGATATATTCTTGTCCAGCACTAAATATAAAACTCTCTATCCGGGATTCTGCACCTAAATCTGCTCTGAAAGCTGTGCCACATCTACGTTCGATAGCACCTTGATTCATAGGAATTACATTACGTGCTTTTTGTAAACCAGATGCATATGCAGTTAAATCAGTACGTGATATTAGCTTGGGATCTAATTCACCCCTAAGAAAGTTAGACTGATGTACTCTTTGCATAGCCATGTAGAACCTATGATGGTGTTGTAGCTGTTATGTCATTCAAGGCTGTTCGATTACGTACATTTCTAAATCTATCTACATCTACTCTACGTGTTGTCTGTGCTTGTGAGTCTATAGCCTTCGCACTCTGTAATTGAGAACGTGCTTGTTGTGCATACAATACTGATAACTGATCATTACGTGCTATCGCACCAGCGAACAAAGACGCTAGTTCAAATACCAGCGCCTTTGTGAAGTAGGGAGGGAAAACACTTTCACTTGGCTGAAAAGTATAATCAGCTATTACCGTATCAGAGCTAGTAGTATCTGTAAATAAATTTTGACCATATCTGTCATAAACTATGACTTGATCGCCTACTGTTACTGTATGAATTATAATTGCATCAGTTGGTAAAGCATATGATGATTCATATCGTGCATCTGGATTAGATGAGTTCTTACTCAACTGAGTTTGTTTACTTGCAAATCTCCAACGACATTTTGTTAATAGATCTTCTAGTGTTGTTTCATATAGTTGGTTTGCAACAATTGATTCTGTGGTGTTTTGTGAGAAGCTTGAGATTGTATTAGCACCAACTAATACTAAAGCTTTATTACATATATCAAATTTACTAATAGTCATTTTGTCCTCAATGTTGAGGGGGGCGAACCCCCCTCGATTTGGTTATGTACCGTTAGTTGTGGTTACAGTAGCCGCACCAGTTGCACTTGTTACAACTACTAAGTCTACTGTTTCTGTGCCACCAGTTGCACCAACGACTAAGATAATATCATGCTCTTTTAGTTCGTTAGTTGCATCATTAAAGTATCCAGATCCTACAATAGTACTGATTGCATCTGTACTGCTGTAATAGAAGATACCTCTTGCACCACCAGCAACTTTTAATAAAGCACTTGCTGAATAAGCCATATTATCTCT